TTGCTGTACTTATCGGCATCTGGAACGCTACGGGCTTATGGTCCCTCTGTAAGCGGGACTGTCACAACAACAGTTGTTGTCGGGCAGTGGTATCACATCGCATTAACTAGGTCTGGTAATACATGGACGCTGTGGAAAGATGGCGTATCGCAAGGAACATTTACAGATTCCGGATCGTTTAATCCGGGGTCGACAAGGCCATTTTCGATTGGCGGCAATTCGTTTGCGTCAAGCAATAGTTATCTTTCAAGTTTTCGCATCGTCAAAGGCACGGCTGTCTACACCACCACCTTCACACCGCCAACAACTCCTCTTACAGCCATTACCAACACCCAACTTCTCCTCAACTTCACCAACGCTGGAATCTTTGACAGCGCCCAGATGAACGATCTGGAAACGGTCGGGAATGCTCAAATCAGCACCAGTGTGGTGAAGTACGGCACGGGGAGCATGGCGTTTGATGGGACGGGAGACTACTTACTAGCACCTAGCACACCAAACTTTGCTTTTAATGCTGGTGATTTTACGGTTGAAATGTGGTTGTACCCCACGGCATCATTTGGCTCTGGTGGCGTTAACATCGTAGGCGTAAATTCAAGCGGTGGCGGGTTGTTTGTTGGCGGTACCAATAAGATAGCTTGGAATTTGTTTGGCACTGGCGACTTGGTTGCTTTTAGTAACTTTACGTCAAGTTATAACAATGTATGGACGCATGTGGCATACACTAGATCGGGGTCTACCGGAAGGTTATTTATAAATGGCGTTTTGCAAGCAACTGGGACCGACTCCACTAATTACACAGTAACCTCTAATTTTGCGATTGGTGCTGCGTACAACGGAAACCAACCCTACACCGGCTACATCGACGACCTGCGAATCACTAAAGGCGTGGCCCGTTACATCTCTAATTTCACGCCACCCCCTGCGCGTATGCCCCAACAATAAGGGAACAACATGACTCAACGGTACATTGGCGGACTGATCTACAACCCTCCGGGCGGGTATTCGGGGTACTTTGATGGGTCGGGGGATTACCTCAACACAGGGACAAGTTCTCAATTTACTTTAGGCACGGGCGACTTTACGATTGAACTTTGGTACAACCCTGCTGTTAGTTATGCCAGTGGAAATGGCTATCTGTTTGACATGGGGTCAAATGGAACAAGAATTCAGTTGTACCTGAATACCGTATATTTTTTGCCCGTTGCAGGCAACTCTATCCAATCTGCCGCAGGCATAGGAATGACGGTTGGCGCTTGGACTCATGTTGCAGTGGTTCGCAGCGGGTCAACAATGACCTTGTATGTGAATGGTGTATCGGCAGGAACAACAACCAATAGCAGCAACCTAACTGATAACAAAATTACCATAGGCTCTGCCGGGTATGTTGGCGATTACTTCAATGGTTATATTTCTAACTTGCGAGTGGTAAAAGGCACCGCCGTCTACACCGCAGCCTTCACGCCGCCCAACGGCCCTCTGCAAGCCATCACCAACACAAGCCTGCTGACCTGTGCTTACAGTACCTTCAGGGATGGGTCGACCAACAACTTCACCATCACGGTCAACGGCAACACGGCTGTCAGCACGCAGAACCCATTTCCTCTGACCACGCTGCCCAACCCGGCACTGGGCAATCAGGGCAACGGCATCTACACCATGAGCCAGTATCAGTCGTTATTGAGCCAAAACCTCTGGCCTGCTCTCGATCCCTACTTTGAAAACGTCACGCTCTTGCTGCATGGCAACGGCACCAACGGCGCTCAGAACAACACGTTTCTTGACTCAAGCACCAACAACTTCACGATCACCCGCAACGGCGATACCACCCAAGGCACCTTCAGCCCATTTAGCCCGACGGGGTGGAGTAATTACTTTGATGGGAGTGGGGATTATTTACAGGCCGGTACGAGTTCAAATCTGGCGCTAGGTTCGGGCGACTTCACTGTTGAAGGCTGGCATTTTTGTACTGGTTATAACGGTGGCGGCGCACTTTACTCGACGATCAATACCTACCCGTCAAGCACGGGGTTCCTGTTTTACATTTACTCAGATGGCAGCTACACCATCGACGTTAACGGGACTCTCTTAAAAACAACTGCGGTAGCAGCACTCAATACTTGGGTTCATTACGCAGTGGTGCGTAGCGGCTCAACAATTACTATTTATGCTAACGGCACGTCTGTTGGCTCAGTATCAAACAGCACCAACTTTACTGATCAGTATGCCGTGATTGGTAGAACCGGAGCAGGTGCTGCATCAAATTATTATTTGGGTTATTTATCAAATTGCAGAACGGTCAAAGGTACTGCTGTCTACACTTCAGCATTTACGCCGCCAACTGCGCCTCTCACGGCAATTACTAACACGCAGTTTTTAACCTGCCAATCCAACCGCTTCATCGACAATTCGTCGAACCAATTCACCATCACCGTCAACGGCAACACCTCCGTCCAAGCCTTCTCGCCCTTCCAGCCAACATCGGCATGGAGCGCGTCAACAAACGGCGGCAGCGGGTACTTTGATGGGAGCGGGGATTATTTGACCGCTTCTTACTCTACAAGCGCTTTTGATTGGTGGACTGGTGATTACACGCTTGAGGCGTGGGTATATCCCGAAAATTTTGACGGTTTTTATTATTCAACAAACTTTCCGTGTTTTGTTGGCAATATTGATCCTACGACCGCATCAAATCCAGATAACCGTTGGGCGTTTGGTATTCTTGCCGATGGAACTGTTCGTTTTTATTATTACAACGGAAGTGCAAATTATGTTTCTTCTGCGTCTGGCGCGGCAAAAGTAAGTCAGTGGAACCACATTGCCATGACGAAAACATCGTCAGGTGTTTCAATTTTTGCAAACGGCGTTGGAACTAGCCCAGTAGCCGTATCCGGTACGCCTCAAAGCACAACTGGTCAGCCGCTGGTGATTGGCGGCATTGCCGCAGCAACTTCAAGAATCAAAGGAAGCGTCAACGGCGTTCGGATTGTCAAAGGCACTGCGGTTTATTCTGGCACTACCTACACCGTTCCCACCGCCCCCCTCACCGCCATCACAAACACGCAGTTACTCGCCAACTTCACCAACGCCGGTATCATCGACAGCACTGCCAAGAACGATCTAGTCACGGTAGGCAACGCGCAGATCAGTACCACGCAGTCAAAGTTTGGTGGGGCTTCGTTGTACTTTGATGGGAGTGGGGATTATCTGGTAGGAAGAACAACGGACCTGTTGTCGTTTAACACGGGCGACTTTACGGTTGAGATGTGGGTTTATCCTAATTCGGTAGCCGGTAACATTGTGTTAATCGATACTAGGTCATCGGGAACAGATTCTGGATGGGCTTTTTATATCAACTCTTCCAGCAAGCTGGCCCTTTTTACAAGCAATGCCGACCGAATAACGGCAGGGTCCGCATTAAGTGCAAGCACTTGGACGCATGTTGTTTTAGCCAGATCAGGTAGTACCCTTGCTATTTATATGAATGGTGTTCAGTCTGCAACAGCTACCTACTCAACAACAATGACTTGCCCCGGAAGGATTTCTATTGCGTCCGGCTTTGATAACGCCGCCCCATTAAATGGTTACATCGACGACCTACGCATCACCAAGGGATATGCCCGATACACCGCAAACTTCACGCCACAAACATCTCAATGGCAGGATCAATGATGACCGTCTTTCCGATCTGTCAGCAGGGCAAGATGTGTGCTGGACCTGATCCGTTGCACACCCACGGCCTAAAAACCCTCAACGAGAAGGTGCTTAGGCTGGATCAGGCAGGCTTCCAGTTATTCCCCCGCACGGGAAACTCCACGGGACGCAAAAGCGTTTCGTCACAATGACTCATCAGCCGTGGTAGAAAAGTATAACGCAACAAGGAATCAATGATGCTTTACTCCAAAAACGGATCAATACCCAAGCCGCAAACGGATAACACTGATGGTTGGATTGAAGTGCCTGAGCCACCCACGGCAGCAGACGGTCAGGAAGTTGTTTGGTGGTTCCCACCGGGATGGGTTGTCCGCCCTGTAAAACCTGCGGATGAGGCTGGCTTTGTGTGGAACTGGTCTCAATCCAATGAGGCGTGGGTCAAGTCTGAAGCGCCCGGCCAAACTGTTGAACCCCTGCAAACCATCACGCTTGATGCTGGCACAGCAGGCATTTCCTTAAATAGCTACACCGCGTCGGGTGTGTGATGAATTGGTCAGACGTTTTAAAAGCAGTCATCCCGGTCATTGTAGCTTCGCTTGCGTGGTTGCTTGGGCAAGTTGCTGACTTCTCCACTCGTCTGACCAAAATCGAAGGCGCCATGCCAGCCTTAATTACCAAGGAAGGTGTGCCGACTGATAGCCCAATCAGTGCTGAGAAACGTGCTTTGCAAAAAGAGCAACTCATGCAACACATTAACGAGTTGCAAGTCAAAGTCAGGCTGCTTGAAGAACGTGAAAAGCTGGGGAAAAAATAATGTTTGAGCTACTGGGCGGGGGTCTTTTAGGGTCTATCTTCGGTGGCTTATTCCGGCTTGCCCCGGAAGTCCTTAAGTTTTTGGACAAAAAGAACGAACGCCAGCATGAGCTATCCATGTTCCAACTCCAGACCGATCTGGAGAAGATGCGCGGTGAATTCAAGATGGAGGAGAAGTATGTTGACTACTCTATCCAGCAGATGGACACGATTAAAGAGGCTTTTAAAGAACAGGCTCAGACTGCTAAAGAGGCAGGATGGCTTGCAAGTTTCATTACTGCTATTACACGCCCCGGTCTTACTTGGATTGCATTTGGCGTATACGTGGCTGTTAAAGTCGCGGGGCTAACGATTGCTTTTCAGACCAATGCTAACTGGGCAGAAGTCTTGACCAAGAGCTACGACGAGGATGACTTCGCCATGCTGAATATGATGTTAACGTTCTGGTTTGTAGGACGGTCTATAGAGAAATACAACAAATCGTGAATGAGGCAAAGAAGCTTTGCAAGGATGTATTAATCAAGCCTTTCGAGGGCTTGGCAAAGCGTTTGCCTGATGGACGAGTTCAAGCCTACCCCGACCCCGGAACCCGTGGACATCCTTGGACAATCGGTTGGGGAGCAACCGGCCCCGATATTAATCCCGGTACGATCTGGACGATTGAGCAGTGTGAAGATGCCTTGGATCATCATGTGGAGTATTTTTGGCGAGAGCTGATTAAACAGTCCCCTACCATCCAAACCGCGCTACCAAGGCGCATTGCCGCAGTGATTAGCTGGGTTTACAATCTAGGCCCAAGGAATTATCAGATTTCCACGTTTAAAAAACGTATTAATGCGGGGGATTGGGATGGTGCAGCCGATCAGTGCATGTTGTGGAATAAAGCTGCCGGTCGTGTTCTTCCCGGACTCACCCGCCGTCGAGCGGCTGAAGCGGCGTTGATGAGGTAAATATGCCTTTACGCAAACTTCTTTTCAAAAGCGGAGTTAACCGCGAAAACACAAGATACACCAACGAAGGTGGTTGGTACGTGTCTGAGAAAGTGCGCTTCCGCCAAGGTACCCCAGAAAAGATTGGTGGTTGGGTGCAGTATTCAGCTAATCAATTTAACGGCGTATGCCGTAATTTGTGGAATTGGGTTACAAACAGCGGGGCCAATTTATTAGGTGTAGGTACTAATACTAAATATTACGTTGAATACAGTGGGGCGTATAACGATATAACTCCGTCTGGTTTAGCGGCTGGTTCTGCAACTACTACTTCTGGATATGGTTTTGGACTTGGTGGTTGGTCGTCGGGGTCTTGGGGGTTTGGTGGTGGGGTTACTACCGATGCTCGTGTCTGGAGCGCCATGAACTGGGGTGAAGATTTAGTTTTTTCTCCTCGTGGCGGGTCTATTTATTATTATGACTATAGTGGTGGTTTTGTACCGGCAGTTAATATCGACACACTTTCTGGGTCTACCCACGCACCGACGCAAGTTAACTATATTTACGTTTCCGATATATCTCGGTTCTTGCTAGCTTTTGGTGCTAATGACCCCGCCGATTCAG